CACCCGCTCGTCGTGGTTGCCGATCGTGACCGTTGCGGCCGGGAAAGCGTCATGCCAAGCAGCGACCAGCCGGCGGGTCTGCTCGGCTTCGTCTCCAGCCCCCGCTGCGTCTGGTTCGCTGGCGTGAAATGACACCGCATGCATGTCCAGCAGATCACCGATGAACACCACCTGATCCGGATCCCACTTCTCCTCGAGGTACTGGCAAAACGCGAGATACCCAGGGTGGGCTGCCGGCTCGTGAACGTCACCGATGACCAGCACGCGCGTCATGCGTCACTGTGTTCAATGTAACTAACAGCTGTTCGATTGAATTGCACGGACATCCAATCCACTTCGACTTCGTTTGTGGTGCTTTGTGCTGCTGCTCGGCCAACCTCACACGCGAGCGGTTTATCCGTCGTAATCGTTCCAGTGCCGACGCTGGTTCCATCAACGTACACGGTGAAATCCCACTCGTCTGTGGTTGCGGTTTTCACCACCTTGATGCCAAGACGCACCCACGTGTTCGCTGATACCGCGACCCCGGTATCTGAACTGGTCAACGTGAGATTCGTGGCATTTCCGCTTGCGTACCGCCAGTTCGATTGGCCGCCGATGAAACCTAGAACGACTCGATGCGGTGTCGTAGCCGCGCCGTCCTCGTTCCAGCCATGGAAATCGTCTTTCCAATTTCCGACTTCGGGACCAAAGATGCAAACGTGCCATTCCTCAGTCGTTGGAATCGACGCTTGGCGGATTCGACACTCCCATACGATCTCGTGCCCTGTCGGATTTCCCGCTGCGGAATTGACCGATGTGAATCCACTGTTCAACTTGCACCAGTCGGTCGTCGTTCCTGATGACGTGTTGGAGTCCAGCCACATCGCGCCGTAGACATCATCGGACGTTGTTGCTTCACGCTGCAACTTGCCATTTCCGTTCGTATCGCCAGCCCACCAATCCATGCCCGCAACAGTCGCTTCACCACCTGCGAAATCCTCGAACAATCGCACCAGGGTTGCAGGATGCTGGCCCCACTGGACCTCGCCGGAACCGCCCGTGCCGTTCGACGCCTCCGTGATTCTCCCTTGCGCGTCCACCGTGAGATTCGTGTTTGTGTACGAACCTGCCGCCACCGCTGTGTTGTCGAGATCAACCGTGATCGCACCGCTCGAGGTGACGGGGCCACCGCTTGAGGTGATCCCCGTGCCTCCAGTCACGTCGACGCTCGTCACCGTGCCGTCGTTGATGACGCCGGCCGCGATCTTGTCGGCAGTGACCGCGTCGTCTGCGATCTTCGCAGTCGTCACAGCGTCGTCGTCAATCTTTGCGGTGACGACGGATGACGCTGCAAGGAACGCTGAGGAGACACTGAGGCCTGTCAGACTCAAGGCCGGCGTCGTGGTTCCGTTCAGCACACCAATCTGAGGCGACCCAGTGACGGATGTCACCGTGCCGCTGCCGCCGCTGCCGTTGGAAGCTGCTGTCACGCGGCCCTTTGCGTCGACAGTGATGTCTGCGTTGGTGAAGTCGCCGGCCGGGCTCGGCGAAACGTCCGCCAGGCTGATGTCCGGCGTCGTACTCGAGCCGCTCGAGACGATCGGAGCCGTTCCGGTGACGCCGGTCACCGTCCCGGTCCCGCCGCCGCCGCCCAGCGGCGAGCAGTAGGACACTGCGGCGTCCGTGATGGTCACCCCGATGGTCTGTGCGCCGTTGGTTTCGACGACCTGAGCCGTCGCGTCCACCGTCAGGTTCGACCCGACCTGAATGGTCGCGTCCCAGAGCGAGTAGTTGGATGCAGTCTGGGCGTCGACTGACAGCGTCACAGAACCGCTTGCGGTGACGCCGGCCCTGCTGACGCCCAAGCCGTCGACCTCAAGGGTTACGTCGGTGCCGTCGCCGGGATCGGTCGACAGCGTCACGTTGATGGTGGTGGTCCCGCTGCTACTCAGCTGGATCGTGGTCGGATTGCAGGTCATCTGGTTCCCCCCGGAACGGTATGAGCTTGTTCAGTATATCGCGTCGTTTGCCGCATCCACAGCTGTTTCCGGTCACCTTGTCGACCAGCCGCTTGATGCCGGTTCGCTTCGTCACCTGCTCGACCAGGTCGCCGGCCCCGCGCATGTTTGTCAGCTTCGGCTGGTACGTCATGGTGACAGCAGGCTCCATTCCATCGTCAAGACACAGGCCCCGTTCGACGTGCTGGCCGGAAAATTGAAGGTGCTGGTGTCTTGGCAGCCCGATTCCGGAACCAATAGCGCCGTGATTGGCACGTTGATCGTGAACACGACCTGATCGTACGCTGCACAGCCCTTGCCGCTGATCGCTGACGCCTGCACTGTTCCCTCAGTTCTTGAGGTTCCAACCTGCCAAGCAGCTGCTGCACTGACTGAGCCGCTGCCGCAAATCGTGCCATTCGTCGGAAATCCTGACTGATAGAAAAACGTAAATTCGTCTGCGTTGTCGCGCCCGCACTCGATGTGGAATTCCTGCGTGTGCGTGATGTCGACAGTCGTCGGACTGTCGCAATCATCACACGTCGACGTAACCCGAAATTCAAACGTAACCGGAATCTCCCATCTGTAGTCAATCCCAGCGTACTGCGTCCACGCCGGCACGCCGCGTGTTACCGACAAGACCTGAACCTGGAACTCTTCGTAAGCATCAACAGTGCTTCCGGCGATGCTTTGGGCACACAACTGCGTGCCAATGACTGAGGTCGATTTGATCTCCGGCCCGGTGCCAGCAGAAGCCTCCTCGCTGTATCCCTCGAACGAACAACAGCCGACCTCGAGACAGGCTTTCCGGGTCAGCGTCACGTACAGGCCCCGTCGAACTGGTTCGGCCACAGCAGCACGATAAAGTCGGTGTTCTGTGCCGACAGATACGTCCCGGACACGATCGCATCATCCGGGATCGGCTTCAGCTCGTAGGTGCCCGGCAGCGTGCTGATCGTGATCCCCATCTGCACCGTGGCCGTGTTGCCCTGCTCCATCAGGTTGATGGCGTTGACAAACCCTGTCTGTGCCACGTCATCCCAGGTCAGGTCTTCAGGGTCGTCACCGACTCGAGGCTCGACAGCGATCACGGTGTACTTCCACTGGCCGGCGTTTGTCGCCGTTGACGACTGCACCCGCCAGAACTGCGTCGGCTGCTCGACATCAAATCGAGGTTCGGTCGTGTTCCCGTACATCATGCGATCGCAATCTGTGCCGCTTCGTCGGCCGTGAACAAGCCATTGAAGTCTGTGCCCCGCAGATACGGCTGCTGCCAATACACGCCCCGGATATGCCGGATGGATCGCGGGTCGCCCTCGTAGGCCATCGCCCCGATCCGCGTGCCAAAGGTCGGCCTCGGAACCTGCCTTGCGTGCTTGTCTTCCCTTGCCCGGAACTGGTACTTGCCGATGTACCATTCAGCGTCTAGGGCCACCCGCTGGCATCCCATGTAGATAACAGTGCCCTGTGCCAGTCCTGCGAACGTCGCCTGGTTCCGCGTGCCGATGCCGGCAGTGTCCTCGAGGATCGTCTGATCTCCGGTGACCATCGTGCCGAGCGTGCTGGTGTGGACCCCCTGCCGCACCACCTCCACCGTAAAGTCGATCTGTGTGAGGCCGATCGTGAGCGGATTGCCGTTCCAGTCGACCATCGTGCCGCCAATGTCGCCGGCTGGGCGATAGTCTGTCGATTCGACGCCATCGGTGACGCTGCCGACTCCACTGTTCAACGTGCTGCTGCCGCTCGAGCCGTCCCACAGCGTGACGTCAGCGTCGTAGTACCCGCCGCTGTCCGCTGTCCAAATATCCGTCGGCACGATCGGACCAGACCGATACACAGGCGTCGGGGCCATCACATGATTCGACAGCACCCGGACCAGCTCGTGTTCGCCGGCGAACCTGGCGTATTCAGTCAGGGCGATCGTGATCTCGGCAGCGTTCAGCCCCTCCGGAAGTAGGCGAACACCTACCGTCCGCACCCGAGCCGGATCTCCTTCCACCGTGCTGTCGATCGTCAACGGGCCACCGGTCTCGGCCTCGATCCCGCCGTAGCCTGTGCCGGCACAGATCAGGTCGCGGATGCCCTTGGCCGTCACCGTCGACGTGTCGGACGTCCGGAAGACCCGCGTGTGCGTGTGGGCGCCCCAGTCCTCGCTCGAGGCTTCGCTGGACTTGATCTCGTATCGGTCGACTGTCATGGTCTAGGGTCCGCCGATCGTGCTGGATCTGTCTGTGTGCGTGCCTGGCCGCCGACGCCGCGAGCAGTACCGCCGGCTGTGCCAAGCATTGCGATCTCTTGCGAAGTCATCCCGGAAACAAGCGTGTTGTCGATTTCGCCACCGGTCACCGCTGCGCCCAGCGCACTGAATCCTTTACCAAACTCACCCTGCGAAAATTGACCATACGCGACACCGAGTTTTTCGCCGATCCCTGCTGTGTCGTCTTGCAAATCTCTATAAAAACCGATTGCGGCCGCTGCTGCTTCGCCGATCCCAGCCACCAACGCCGGCAGCTCGTCGGCCAGCGCCAAAATGTGCGGTTCCAGATGCATGAATCCAGCAGCCAGGCCCCGCACCGCTCCCTCTTCCAGCTCGAGCATGGCGTTGGCAAACGTCGGGCTGATGTTCATCGCGCCGCCGATCAGCTGTGACGCACCGAAGCCAGCGATGCCGGCTCCGAGCATGCCCCGGACGCTGGTCAAGCCGCCCATCATGCCGCCAATCGACTTTCGCACAGATCCGAGCGCCCTGGTCAGTTGGCTCGTATCGGCTCCGAATTTGAACGTGATGCTTCGCGCCATCGGTGCAGCTGCTCCGCTAGTTCCCGGTCACTCATTCGCCGTTTCCCGGTCAGCTCCTCGAGCACGATCCGGAACTCGAACGGCTCCATCCGCCCCACCTCTTCAAACGACCAGCTCGTCCGAATCGCCACCTGGGCGATCAGTCTGAGCCATTGCGTTCTGTCACGACCTGCATACATGCGGCGAACTCCTCTTTCTCCATCGCCTCGACCTCAGCGACCGAGATCCCGTAGCAGCGAGCCACGGCCGTGATCGCCTGCTCGACTTCGTTGTCGATGCCGGCAAGGTCCGCATGGTCCCGCATGTTCAGGTTCCGCTTGTATGACTTCATCCGGCCGGTGTCCATGCGCCGCCGGCTTCGTCCTCGGTCACCGTCAGCGTGAATTCAGTCGGCTGGTCCAGTGATCCAGTCACGCTCGCAGACGTTGCAATGCCGGCGTACGTCCCAGCCAGCGGCCCGTTGGCGATCACGATCGAAGTCGCAGCGCCTGCTGCCGGCAGCGTGCCGTCTTCGCTGTGGCCGTTCAGCGTCACGGTGAAGGGCGAACGGATGCCAGCAAGGTTCTTGCGGTAAGCATCGCCTGATGCGGTGACGTCGACCAGGGCCGTATCGCCTCCGGCAAACTCGATGCTGGTAATCAGCACTGCGTCGCCGTCGATTGACGCGGTGACTCCGTTGAATGATGTGGCTGCCATGATTAACTCGCGAAAGTGATGGTGGTCGTAATCTCAGTGACGTACACAGGAACCGTGTCGGCTCCACGTTGGAAAATCTCAGCGGACCGGCTGGCTTCGTGAACCGACACAAAGTCGCTCGAGGCCCGCAGGTCGGTCAGAACGTCCGCTGCCAGCGCGTCAGCGTTGAGCCTGGACGAATGAAGACAGGCGAAGACGTACCGGGCATGGAACGGCCCGCCGCTGGTGCTGGTGCTGTTCGTCGCTCCGGAGTCCTCGAGGCCGAACAGGACCGCCGGCAGCTGCGTCTCGCGGTTCCGGATGTCCGGCGACACGACGACCTCGCTGATGTCCACCGCTTCGAAAATGTCTTGATTAGCGGTTGCAAAGCTCACAGCATCGACCTCAGCTTTCCGAGTCCCACCCGCTTGCCTTGCTCGAGCTGGATGGCAATCGCCTTTTCCATCATGCGGGCCACTCGATCGTTGTAGATGCGACCGACAGGCCGGCGGAACGGCTTCGCTGCGACCCGCTTGCCTTCGTACTTCGAGCCGCCGCCAGGCGTGTATCCGCCTTCGATCATGTGGCTCAGGTAGTTGTAATAGTGCTTCCCGTTGATGTACTGACGAGCCACGAGACCGTCGCGAGATCGCTTCGTCTCGACGCTGTAGCTTCCGCGCTGCGTCAGGCTCTTCCGGACACTGCGGATCTTGCGGCCCTTGCCCGCAGCCGTCTTGCCGAATGTCTCGATGCCCCGTCGACCCTTGACGTAGGCCCGCGACTTCCGGCCGAACGGAATTCGACGGAAGTTCTCGATGCTCTTGTCCCGCATCACGTCAAACGCCACCCGTGCGGCGTTCTGAAGCATGTTCACGCCCTTAAAGCCTTCGAGACTGTCAAGGGTCCGCAGGTACCGCTTGAGGCTGGGCGTCGGGCCGACGTCGATAGGCAGTCCAGCCTTGTTCTGTCCGACGTATCGCCTCATCGTTCCACCGCCACAACTGTCAGCTCGAGGTCACGCCGCAGCCCGTTGGGGTCACGGATCTGCTCGACGTCGTAAAACACGCCCTGGTAGGCGACTCGCCAATCGAAGCCGATCGACTCCGTGAACGGCATCCGGATCAGGGCCGTGAGCTGCCCGGACGGCCGGATCTCGCCTTCCTCGGTCTTCTTCACCCGCTCGACCCGGAAGTCGACCATTGCGGTGAACTGGAGCGTGTACGCGACAGTCTCGGATCCGGCATCGTCGACCGTCTCCGAGGCGCTGTAGAACTGGACGGGATGTGTGCCGCCTGAGCTCACAGGCCCCCCAGCTGATGGTTCTGGATGATCGTTTGCAGCGAAACCGGGACGCTCGTCATCGTGAAATTCGAAACGCCTTCCCGATCGCGGTACAGGTGGTTTCCTAAGTCGAACACGCCGCACTTCACAAGGGGCGTCACGTCGCCCACGACGGACACCGACGCCCGGTACTCGCAGTGGGCGTCCCAGCTGCCAGAAGCCGTTAGACGGAACGCAGCCGCCCCCCAGCCGTTCGCGAGATACCAGTCGGTGGTGACCGCCCCCTGGCTGACTCCGTCCTTGAACTTCGTCACGCTCGAGATCGTCGAATCCGGGCCGAAAGGGATCTGCATCCCCGGGACAGTGATCGCAATCTCCACCGTCGTTGCCCGCGTGTACCAGTTGGTGATCGTTTCCCACAGCGTGACGCCGGCGTCCAGCGATCGCTGAAGCGCGGAGTTGTCGTCGCTCCACGGGATGCGACAGTGATCGCGAAACGCCGCTAGCTGGAAGTTGTGCGCCGACTGGCTGGTGATCTTCATCGCGATCCCCGATCAAGCCAGGGCCGGGAGCCGAAGCCCCCGACCCCGGAGAAAGGCTCAACCCATCAGGAAGCGGCGTAGACAAGGCGCGAACTCGCCTCGGCAAGCGTCCACTGGCCGTCTGCACGCATGTGACTGCGGTACGCGACGATGCCCGACCCGCCGTTGGTGTACGGGTCTTCCTGAGTCTGAAGCGTCCGACGCAGCGACACGCGGTAGGACCGCTTGTCGAGGTACAGCGCTGCGACCTTGCTCGCACCCGGCGACGGCATGTGATCCGACAGGTAGATGGGAGATCCGAGGAGAGTTCCCACCGACAGCGGATCAGACTGCAAGGTGCCAGTCGACTGCGGGAAGAACACCATCCGGTCATCAGCGGACACGCTCTGCACGATCTGAGCATGAACGTCTGGCGACATGACCCACGACTTCGCCCCGGTGCGATACCGGCCCGGGACCTTCGCCTGCACTGCGAGGAGGTCTTCGATGGTGATGTCGGAGACGGCAATGTCACCGCTACCCATCACGAAATCGTTGATCGCGGTGGCGCCAGCTGCGTCGATGTGAGCCTTCGTGGCACAGAGTCCGCCAGGGCCGGTCCGGCTGCCTTCGGCCGGGTTCATCGTCGCGAGGTACGCGGCGTCCCAACCTTCGGCGTAGCTCTCGACATGCTGGAGCAGCGTCTCGGCCATGGCCTGCGGACGGTTGTCCTGCAACATCTCGAGCGTGATCTGGGTCTCGAGCGCCATGCGATACGCCTTAAACCGGATCCGGTCGAACGTCGCCTGGGCAACAGTGAACGCAGCACCCTCGGCGGTGATGCCGACGGTCGGGATCCGGTTGACGACGGCCGCGATTTCGTTGTCGTGGTCATCGGTCACGACGGTGCTGGCCTGAATCGCACCACTCATCGCCGGCAGACGCCGAATGAGTTCGTTCTTCAGGTCCACCGGAACGAGCGCTGCACTGTCGGTGGTGTCGTACGGATCAGGCGTCCGGATCTCGACGTTGTGGCCGAGCCTCCGCATCAGCCGAGCGCCGGCGTCATCGCACATCGCCTCGAACGAACGACCCTCGGGAGCCGCCGGCAGATCACGCTCGACCTGCGTGCCGTTGCCCTTGAACTCGAACGTGGTCAGGTTCGCGGATTCCTTTGCGGATTCGCGAATCTCGGCGATCTTGATCTGCTCGCGCAGGCCCCGGTACTCGTTGTCTGCGATTTCCAGTTCCTGCGCCTGCTCGAGACTCAGTTCCCCGTCGATGTCCAGGAGACTATCGACACGCTTTCGGGCTTCGGTAGCGTCCGCCCGCATCTTGACAAGGTCACCCATTAGGTGTCCCCCCGTAATTTGCCACGGCGCCTCGATAAGCGCCCTGGACGACTGCCGAAACTTCGACGATGTGACCACTAGTCACCTCGCGCATGCTCGACTTTTTTCCATGTGTCCAACGATCTCCGTCCGGTTCCACGTAGAAACCGATCGAGACCGAACCATCCAAATCACCACGCTCAAATGCTTCGCGAATGTCCGGCCGGCTGTCGGGCAGCTTCGCGGTGAACTCGAGTCCCTCCGGCGTCTCGCGGAACGACAGCGTGCCGGCGCCCACCCTTGCGAGTGGTACGCCGCGCTGATCGTGCTGCGTGAGCATCACGGTGTTCTCGTCGTACGTCAGAGCGCCGGGTCGGATCTTCTCGCGGAACGATCGCCCTGCACCCGGGATCGGATGCGAAAGCTCGTTGTACGGAACAGCGATACCGCTCAGCGAATTATCCGAGGTCGTCGTCGTCTTCGTCGACAGCAACCGCACTTCCAGCTTCTGCATCGTCGGACCCCCCGGTCGTCGCTTGCATGTTCGGACCCACGTACATTTCGTTTCCACCGTCGATCGGTGGCAGCCCCAGTTCCCGTCGCACTTCGTTCGGCGTCATCACGCCCAGCTGTACCGCTTCGCGATACGCCTGCATCGACTCGTTGAAGGAGCCGCGGAGCAGCGCCGTCTTGTCGAACTTGATGCAGTAGCCTGGCCCAAACAGCTTCGAACTCAGCTCTGCGCCCCAAGCGTCGGTGTACGCCGCCAGCGAATCCGCGTACATCCGCGACTGCTCGGCGGTGTAGGCCGACCCCGATTCGCTGAACAGGACGTAGGGCGGGATGCCGAACACCCGCGCGACGTCTTCGATGGCGTTCTTCCGGCCGGCGATCCAGTCCTGGTCGACCAGACTCCTGCCGACCTGCTGGACCGTCGCGCCGTTCTGGGCGATGATCGGACGGAGCATTCCTTGGGCGCCGGTGTGGCTGTTGACGAATGCGTCCGCCATCTTCCGGACGCCGTCGGCCCCGACCGATTCCTGTGTCGTTATTGCAAGCTTGCCGACCCCTGGTGCTCGGTAGCCTTCGAGGCCGGCTGTCTCGAGCAGGCTTGACATCGCCATCGTGCGAGCGGCGTCGACGATCGGTGACGATCCCCACAGCTGCCGGATCGCCGAAGGCATCCGCAGGTGCAGGATGTCGCTGGGTGCAACCTCGCCGTACTCCGCGGTCTGGTAGTAGTACCGGCCGTCGTCGGTCCGGTTCATCTGCACGTCTGCGTTGTTCAGCGGGATGAACTGATCAAACGCAAGGCCCCGCCGGCTGATCAGAGCAAACGAATTGCCGTAGAGCAGGCACTGGATGAACATCCACCGCTTGAAGTCGGCAGCGGTGTGGAACTCGCTGGCCTGCTCGGTGAGCGCGACGACGATCGGATCCCGGCCGATGTCCACCCACTCGTCGCCGTTGTACTGGAATGCTCGAATCGGCATCCGTGCGAGGTCGCTGCTGATCGCGGTGACCGCTCGACGCACCGCCGGCAGTCGCATCGCTCGAGGCGGGTACTGTGCGAACTGGGCGACGCTGTCGCTGTTCTGGTTGGGGTAGGTCGGCCACCATGAACCATCGGCGCCGCCGGCGGAACCGGCGATCACTCGCGGCCATCGAAAAAATCGACGGATGTCCAAAGTCGTTTCCCCCCGGAAACACGAATTAGAAGGCGATTGAATCAGGGTCCGAATAGGCCCCCGGTCTTTCCGCACCCTCTTGAATCAGAACCCCTGCCACCATCACCGCAGCCATGATCGGGTCGATGATCCCGCGCGTCTTGTGCGGACTCTTCGTAGGCCGATAAGCTCCGTTTACATTACCCTCTAGAACGACGTTTGCCAAGGCGTATTCGGCAACTAAACACGGCTGGAGGCAGAACTTGCGATCCTTCGCCAGCCCTTCGAACAGGTAGGTGGCAGGCCCCAGCGCCATCATGGTCTGCGGATAGCGGCTCATGGGCAGATCCGTCTCGGCGTTGTAGCCGTCCTCGAGGTCGCCCCACCCCTCCATATTGACCTTCATGCCGCCCATCGCGTCGTACCCGATCCGCTTCAGGTTGGTCCGCTGCTTCAGCTCCCACAGCTTCTCCCGGACCAGCGGGTACTGCACCGAGTTGTCGCAGACCGTCACATGCGGGTACTTCTCCCAGGCGTTGAGATGCCGCTGATAGTCCCGTTTGCGGCTTCCTGGTTCCTGCCGGATCACCCAGTGATGCCACCGCATGCAGAACCGGGATTCGTGCCACCAGCCCCAGCACAGGCTCGTGATGTCGAACGACTTCGAGAAGTCGATCGCCGCGTACACGGCCACGCCGGCGTCCGGGTACTCCGGTGGGTGTCCGGTGTTCTCCTGCCAGACGTCGCCGCCGACCCACTTGATGCCCTTCGTCGAGAACCGACAGCAGGCCATCCGCTCCCACGTCTCCATGTCCCCCTCGGCCTGATAGGTGGCGAGCTGCCGGTGGTAAGACTCCACCGGGATCGTGTGTCCCAGCGACGGATTCGCCTTGATCCAGACGTCCGGCCCGCCGTCGATCATGTCGTCGTCCTCGTCAAGCCCGAAGAACGCCGCGAACACCTCCATGTCCCAGTGGTCCTCCTCGAGGCTCATCTCCCAGCTGCGGCGTTTTGTGTAGTAGGGCGAGTCGCGGCCGGATGTCACCGAGCCCGGTGTGGTCACCGAGATCATCACCGCGTGTACGTTCTTCCCCAGCCCGCTGGTGATCTTCGACAGCCAGTCGGTGGTCTGCTCGCTGGATTCGTCGACGAAGTACACGACGCCCTTCAGGCCGTCCAGGGTGGTCGCCCGTGCCGCCTTCGTCTCGATCCTGCCCTTCGAGGCCCTGCACCGTAGCTCGAGCTTCGTGGTCTCCCACTCCGCTTGATCACCGACGTCCGGGTCGTTGTAATCCCCCCAGGCGTCGACGGCGAAGGCCCGGCACGACTGGTACGCGACCTGGGCCTGCTGCACGGTGTTGGCAAGGATGACCGTGGACGATCGCTCAATCGTGCTGGCGAAGTACAGCAGCAGGGTCGAGCCCATCGTGGTCTTGCCCGCACCCCTCGCGACCTCAATTGCCAGCTGCTTGTACCGGCGATTCCCACAGGCCCGCCGTCGCCAGAACGCAGCACCCAGCACCCACGCCTGCCACGGCAGCAGCTCGAATTTAGTCCCGCTCAGCTGGTGGCCGTCGTTGATCACGAGGTCGTCTAGCATCGCCTCGTACCCGAGCCAGTCGTCGTGATCGAAATAGATGTCATCCCGCTCGAGGTCCGCCATCCACCGCCGGCAGGCGACCGTGATCGCCCGGTTCGCTGCGATCTCGCCGGCGACGACGCCGCGCGGGAAGGCGTGCGGGTCGAAACGTGGCATGCCGGTCTCGGGTTCTGACTGGATCATCTGAGTTTCCGCTGGAAAAGATGCCTGATGGGGCGGGATGGTCTGTATCGGCCTGGGTGCTACCCCCTGGGGGGGGTCCTGTCTGGCCGTGGTCGCCAGCTGATGTGATGGTCCGGCTTGCTGTCCGCGATTTTGTGGCACCAGTGGCAGACCGACTTAAGGTTGTTCTCCATGTCGAACGCAACGTCTCGATGCAGAATGGCCGACTTGCGATGGTGCACCTGCGTCGCACACCTCGAGCCGCACAGCTCACACCGTGGATGGGCGATCAGCATCTGCTTCCGCACCTTCTTCCACCTGTGCGTCTGCCTCGGATCCTTCGCCCAGTCGCTGAACCTCATGACGCCGGCCACGCTGGACACACCAGCGCCCCCGGGTCCATCGTCTCGATGATCACCCAGCAGCCTCCACCCTTGCGCACAGGCCCCCTTCGCACCGTGAGCTTGTCGCATTGCGTGTCATTAGCCAGGTATCGACCCTCGAGGAAGTCGAGCAGCACCTTGACCCGGTTGTCGATGTCCCAGCGAGCCTTGGTAGGCCCGTACAGCCTCACCTCCACGTGAACGATGTCCGTGCTCAGTTCTTCCGGCAAGGCTGCTACGACGGCCCTGTGGGCCTCCTCGACCCACGCCAAGACCTTTGGGTTCGGATAACTCCCATGCTTGGCGTATCGCCTCAAGCGGTTCACACTAGGTGGCAACGGCAGCAGCAGCTCGACCCTCATGCAAGCCTCGCTTTCCACTCGCTGAAGCTCATCCCGCCAGTCGGTGGTTCGTAGCGTTCGGTCGGTGTGGTTTCCGCCAGGCTAGGCCCCCTGCGGGGCCGCCGGCCTGAGCGGAAGGAAGTATTACTGGATGGGTTACTGGAAACGTGTGGCGCTGGTGTCTCACCCCTGTGTCCCTCATGTCTCACCCCTGTGGCGCTGGTGTCGTACCCCTTCACCGTGAATTTGCACGATCTGCCCGGCTCATGGGTCACCTCGAGCAGCTCCTTTTCGACCAGCCAAGCCACCGCCCGGTTGACCGTTCGGCGGGTCGTGCCGGTCCGCTGGGCGAGCCGTTCCTGGCTGATGAAGCAGGTCCCGTCTTTGCCCGTTTGGGCACAGATCGACAAGAACACTGCGGCCCGGCCCGGCGTCAGCCCCTCGACTGACGCAAGACCGGCCGCAGCCTTCGACAAGGCCCCAGGGCTCAAGCCAGCTCCCTCTCATCCGCGGACGGGTCCATCAGCGTCTCCCACAAATCACGCCACTGATGCACGAGGAACGCCGGCGCAAGCTCGCCTTCCATCTTCGTGAATGCCCGCTCGAACACCGGGTTCAGGCTCAGAATCCAGTCGCCGCGCTGGCTGTAGGGCTGCAAGGTGTCAGGATGCCGCTTAACCAGAGATGCAATCTCTTTGGTCGTCATCTCATGCGCCAGCTTCAAGCGCAAGACCGCCAGACAAAGCGCGAGCCGGTACATCCTCGGCATGCCCTTGTTCTTCGGCCAGTACAGCCAGAATCCATAGGGGACGCCCAGCTCCTCGAACAGGCCGCGAATCCACTTCTCGCTCGATGGCGGGATCTCAGAACGGTATCTCATCGCTGCCCCCCGGTGCCGGGGGATCGCTCGCAAGCTCAGGAGCCTTCTGAATCACCACCGTCATGCAAGGCGTCCCGTCAGGCTTGCGTGAAGGCATGCTCATCAGCCGGATCGTTTTGCCGATCCAGTTGTCAGTCTCGCTGCCGAAGAACCCCTTCATCACCATGTTGCGGGTCTTGTTCATCGCAAGGCCCTGAGCCTTGCCCATGAAGTTCAGGATCACCGTGTCGCCTTCACCTGGTCGGAACTCGACCAGCTCGATCGCTTCGACGGTGACGTCTACGTGACCGAGCAGCGCCAGCTCCTCAGCCCGAATGGTCTTTGATGGGTACAGATCGTCGATGTTCACTTGTTGCCCTTCCTTGGTCGTTTTTTGAATCCCCGCCGCCGTCCAGTTGGCCGCGAGGCTGATCGGTTTGTGTATTTGCCGCTGTGGAATCCGAACTCTGAAACCATGACTCCTTGAACGCCTCGCTCGATGAATCCGCTCCATGTCAGCGGCGTGTCGTCTTTAGGCTTTGATGGGTGCGGTTCATCGATGTCCATCTGTCAGTTGTCTCCAAAGGTCAAGGAAGGCCAACTCGGCCTGTTGAGGTACTACTGCGTTCCCGAGGGCGCGCAATCGGTCCACCCGGCTGGGAAGCCCATCAGCATTTCGACCCAGTCCGGATTCAGTTGTCCGGGATGGCTCGTCGGCCCCTTGCCGACTACCCGGTGGTGTAGGGAATTGGTGGGTTGTTTCTCGCTGTCGCCGGCCACCGGCGTCGGCCATGCCGCCAGCTTGCCCTGAGGCTTCCCAATGTCCCGGCCGAGCATCGCGTCCGCTTCCGCCTTGTCCATGCCCTGCTCGACGCCCTTCCGAAGCAGCCGGACGTTCCCCTCGTGGGGTCGCATTGTGCAATCCGGCGTCGGCCAGCCCGAGGATGAAGACTCGCTCGCGTCGGTGGGGAGCGCCGACAGACGACGCCGAGTAGCAGCCCCACGCCGTTCGGAAACCGCAGCTTTCCAAATCGGACAGGACGTCGAACAGCCCCAGCGAGATGTGGCCCGCGACGTTCTCAAAGAAGACCCCTCGGGGTCGAAGGGCCTCGACGCACTGGAACACCCACGGCCACAGGTGTCGCGGGTCTTGCTTGCCCTGGCGCTTGCCAGCGGCGCTAAAAGGCTGGCACGGATAGCCTCCGGTGATGTAGTCGATTCGGGGTAGGAAGTCCAGGGGCATGAGTCGCAGATCACCGCACCAGATAGGTGCTTCATCCAGCCGCCCTTCTTTAATCGCTTTGCCCAGACACGCGCATGCGAATGATTCCCTCTCCACGTAGCAGACCGTCCGAGGAACGCCGCCCACCATTCGGAGTCCCGCATGCAGTCCGAGGTCGAGGCCGCCGATTCCGCTGCACAGGCTGAGAACCGTATCCACATCAACAGTCCTCCTCTCGGATCTCGCGCTTGTAATCGCCCTGGCCAAACACAGCCAGCGGCCGTTCCTCCGGCTTGCGTACGTGTTCCATGTCGCTGTGCATGCGTTCGACGCAGCACCGCAGCGCGTCGCCCATCGTGTCGACCTTCATCCAGCGTCGAATGTCACCGAGCATCTGCGTAGTCCGCTCGCTGCATCGAAAGACGTAGCCTGATCCGTTGTTCTTTGGCATGTTTTGCTCCTTCCGTGGAAACAGAGCGCGCAGGGGCCGAAGCCCCCACGCACCCCGAAAGAGATCAGTGTTGGTAGGTGTCGGTCGCCTGTTCCCAGCCCTTGCTGAGGGTCAGGTCGACGTGTCGCCAATCCGGTCCATCACGCTGCTCGAGCGTCGGCCGATTACATGGCAGCTCGCGTTCCATGGGCTGCACAGCGTTGTCGGCGATCGCGGCCCAGGTCGCGTCGGCGGTGATCGCCGCTTCGACGATCTGACTGAGGATCTCCGACTTGTTCACCTCGAGGCGCTGGGCAATCGCGGACAGCCTCGCAGCCGTCCGATGCTCGATCCGCACCGTGTTATTCCACGGGTTGCGGTTGCTGTCTCGGTATCTCGATCGTTTCTCTATCTGCACGCAGTTCACTTTCGGGAAAGCGTGTCCGCCAACTGACGAAAATGAGGAAAACGTCAGTCAAATTCGGTGCTGCATGGTCCGTTAATTGCGCCACCACGGAACACCGATTATCGGCGGACACTGGGTCGATGTAGACCCTATCGGATCAGCAGCCGATTTGCCATTAGTGAAAGTTCTGAAGTTTCAGAGCCAGCAGGAACCGGCAGCGATCGTGATGAGGTTGCACAAAATAGAAAACGACGAAAGCATCGTCAACCGTTTACGCCTTCTTTTTTGCTAGACTCAGGATCGCTGACGACGGGGCCGCTTCGTGCGGCTGATACCTTCAGTCCGGCAGGTGCTTCGGCACCGAAGCCGTCGTGCGTTCAGGTGACCGCAAGGTCAAGGCGCAAGGCCCACCTCATTCTTGGGGTGGGTTTTTCTTGGCTTCGATCTCGCCTTCCTGCTTGGCGAGCTGCTGCCGGCGACGTTGACCAGGCGTCGGCACGAGGAAGCCGCCGGCCGCACCGAGCAGGCCCGTCAGCACCGCAGGCGCTCCGACGCCAGCCGCAACGCCCTGGGCCGTCTCGAGCACGCTGGTGATCATGCCTTGCTGCTGGTCCGCGATCTCAGTCAGCGCCCTGCCTTGTGCGGTCGCGATCGCTGCCGCGCTCCTGAGCTGCTGGGGCGTGTGGAACGTCCCGTCGAGCTGCGGGAAGCCCTTCACCGAACAGCCGATGCTCGAGCAGAGAAACACGGTAATCCAAACGATCCAACGCACGAGAAACCCTCCGCAATTCACCCCCCAGCCAGAACAGTCCGGCCGGCACCAGCACCTGGGCGAT